CGTGGCCAGTTGGTAATGGCTCGACTGTACCACGTTTTAAAAACTCAGTTCCGCCACCTTGGTAGTCACCTGTATTTAAAGGCACTACCATACTTATATCAGCACTTGCATCGTGATGCCAAGCACCTTGTTTTTTATCCTTTAAATTATAGTTTGCTATTTGTATTCCGCCACTATCTACGTGCCTGTTCCAAATATTCAAAAATATAGGATTGCCTATAGTATATATCGTTTGCATTAAAGAATGAAAGATTTGTGGACAATTATCTTGAAAAGTTATTTCTGGTATCTGCCGTAAATTATCCTCTTCTGGGTTAGGATTAAACCCAAAATGCCGTTCAAGGTTGTGCATTTCATCTAATAAAACGCTACAAAACTTTTCTGAAAAGAAAGGAACCGTATAAACATCTTGTAGTGGTTCTTGTATTATTTTATCTAGAGGCGTGTCTTTTCTATCGTTTACGCCACTATCTTCATAGAAATCAACTATAGGCTGTATTGATTCTTTTACAGCAGATAAAGTATCTGGTTGAATGTACCAATCGTTTGGATACATGAGTAAAAGATTTTTTGGTTGGTATATAAACTGTTCTGCCGTATTAATCATAATTCAATTGTTATATCACCATTAGTCTTAACAGATACGCTACCAACATCAGATGTCATCTCAAAACCCTTGGGTAAAGATCTTTCACCAATATCAACCCATTTATTACCTGTATATACTTGTAGCACACCAACAGTAGTATTCCATATAATGCTACCATCGTTAAACAACAGGGTATTTTTTTCTGCATCACTAATCTGACGTACGTTATCTAAATCAACAGCACCAAGATTAATTTCTAATATTCTAACCAATCTGTTAAAAATGTCTGAAGTAACTTGCTCCGAAGCTAATGGTAATTGCGTTTGTAATATTTTACTCATCGCTTACCATCTGGCTTTATATCTATTCTTGTTGCACCTAAACGCCAACCTATAGCTAAATTACCATCGTTAGTAGCGTCATCATCTGATTCGAAGCGTAACGCCATCTGTCTAGATCTACTACGTACAAAAACCTGTTGTGTGGTTGAACTAATTGCATTAGTAGAGTTTATGGATAAAGTATCGCCTGGAAAATTTCTAGTTTTAAGAACAATATTTACGTTACCGTCATTATCATCTTGTATAAACTTATAATCTGGTATTATTCTTCTTATAAAACTAAAACTATTTCCATCACCAATATCCATATCAGAACTTTCTATAAAAACATTTGTCATAGGAGATCCGTCATCATCAAACCCAGTTTCATGTTTATATAATAAATTTGATCCTGTAGCCCTTGGATAGTTTTCTGTTCCTGAATCAAGCCAAGCTGTTCTGACTAATTGACCAAAAAACCATAAATTTTCAGAATAGTTATAAATTACATATCTATCTATTTCAGATGATGAACTTGAACAATAAAACCAACCAACTTCATTTTTATCAGCTATTGTAAAAGCGTGTATTTTAAATGATTGTCCTAAATTAATATCATTAAAAACATAGTTATGCACAGAACAAGGTAAATGTTTTACGCTACCATTATATATATAAAAATTGTTGTAGCTCATGAAATAAACACCTTGAGGTGCTGTTACTGCTGCTTTTGGACCAACAAGACCTGTTCCCTCGTTGATTAAATTTATGCCAAAAGTAAAAGGTGGTCCAATAAATTGCATACTATATAGAGCTGTATCAGTCCAAATAAGAGTTTCTTGCCTTGATTTAACCGAACCAATAATAGAAGAACCACTTGATAATCTTAATGATCCAGCAGTATTTGTTGACAATGGTTCAAAATCAAGTGCATTTTCTTGATCACTGAATGCAACTAGCATAGGATCTATGGTTCCTGTTCTAGAAGAGCCAGATATAGGATCTGCTCCAAGAACTATTAAATGCCTGTCTATTTCTGACGTTATGACTTGTAAAGCAACAGTAGGTACTAAATTTGCACCTGATATACTTGACAGTTCTACGGCTCTAGTTGTTACACCATTATTTTCTGTCCATTTAAAAATACCACCATTTCTAGCATTTATGATTAAATCCTCTCCAAAGTTATCGTGTGTCCATAGTCTGAGCTGGTTAGTATTACCTAGTGCAGATGTACTACCAAACGTACCTTCGCCCCAACCATTTATACCCCAGCCTGTACCAGCTACATATACATCAAGACCGACATTTATTTGATAAGCACCTACAACTGAAGATCCACCATTACCAGTATCTGAGGAATTTGCTGTAACTGTTGTGCCTGAACTATCTTTAGCTTCTATAGTGTAGCTGTTTGCATTTACTATTGTTGCTATTTGGTATTCTTGATTTAATACTGCAGCTGTAATATTGCCTCCAAGACTAGATGCTCCGCTAAATGTGACAAAATCATTCTTTACAGCACCGTGAGCAGTATCTGCCACTGTAATTGTTGCATCACCGTTTGAAGCTGAAAATGTTACGTCTCCTGCAGAAGTTGTTAATCGAATAGGTGTAATATCGTTAAATACAGCACCGCTTTCAATATAATATTTTAAATGTGTGCCTATACCTAAATATTTTGTGCCACCCAAGGAAATAAAACTATGTAAAGCTCTAGCCGTACCAAGGTATGTTGCGTCTGTGATTTTTTCCCAACCACCAAATTTTTCTGGTCTACCTTTACGAAAACGCACAAGATTACAATCAAACCAACCACCTTCGTTATCGTAAGCTGTACCTTCTCTATTTATACCAGGTCTAAATGTAATTTTTTGTAAGGGCATTTACACCTCTGTCCAGTCTTGGCCTGTAAATAGTAAAGCTTCTGCTTCTCTTCTTCTTACAAGTCCCTCTAATACTTTACCATTAGCTTTATTCCATCTTTTTATTTGTTTTGGTACATCACTCCAATCTTTATGAGTGCTATTCAAAACTTTTAATAAAGTAGAGTTTTTTAAATTTGTTGATCCTAAATTAAAAGTCCAAGAAACTAAGGCATCAAATTCATTTTGATTTAAAGAAACTTTTACTAAATCATTTACTGCTTGTTCAAATTTTTCCAAATCTTCTATAAGCAACATGTCAGCTCTTTCTTGTGATATAGACATACCTTCACTTATACCATGAGTAGACCCATAACCTATTGTCCAAACGCCAGCTGCACATTTGTAAGATTCTAATTTACAACCTTCAAACTTTTTTATTAAAGCTATGCCCTCTTGTGATATTTGCATCTTTTTACTCTTTTTCGGGTGAGTGAGATGCTCCGAAATAAAACGAAATAATTGCACTTGCTAATCCTCCAAGATAACCAAGAACTAAATTTATCAAGGCTTCGCTGTTTTGTTCTGGTGGTTGTAAAGTAACTAAAAATATATAACCCAAAAATCCAGCTATGGTAGCTATACCTATAATTCTTGCTGTCCAATCTTTACTAAACATGCTTCTTGCATTTTGTTTATCAGCTACTTCTAACTCAAAAACATCTACATCAAGCTCTTTCATTTGTACTTCAAAAGCCTGTTCTGCTTTTTTCAACTCTAGCATTTGTTCAGGAGTAGCGTTTTGTATTGCAGTTTCTATAGATTTTTGGTCATTCGGTACACCAAGCACATCTGCGATCATATTTGCAGCCATACCACCCATAGGACCACCTATGGCTGTTCCTAATGTTGGTGCTACTGCCCCTACTATATTTTTAAATAATGCTTTCATATAATTATGCTCGTTAAAACTGCTATACCAATAGCACCAAGAAATCCAAAGACACCAAAGGTTGCTGCTTTCATAGTGGAATTAATATAGGTAATTTCTTCTTTAATATCAGAAAACTCATTAAAAGCAGTTTTCCAACGTTCATGAGATATTGTTTCAAGTTTTGTTAATCTTTCTGCAACATCATTTACTGTCATCTTTTTATTAACCATTTTGTAATGTATATATTTTAATAGGTTTTTGTTTACCTTTTACAAAAATACTGTCAAGTTCTTTAAGCATTATTTCATTACTAAAGTTACTTGCACTGATAGTATCATAACCTATAACAATATCTTCTCCAACTTCCTTTGTTGAGCTTTCAAGCCTAGCTGCAAGGTTTACTGCGTCTCCTATAGCTGTATAATCAAACCTCGTATAACTTCCCATATTGCCTACAACAGCGTATCCAGTGTTAACACCAAGTCCTATTTCTACACCAAGATCAGCTTTTTTTATATTATTTTGTATTTCTTCAGCACATAACACAGCTATGGTTTCATGATTTGGTAAATCTATTGGTGCGTTAAATATAGCCATCATCGCATCACCTATGTATTTATCTACCATGCCCCCATATTTTTTTACGGCATTAGCTTGTATAGTTAAAACTTTGTTCATAATTTTAGTTACCTCTTCTGGTTCTAGTTTTTCTGACATGGCAGTAAAACCTCGCACATCACTAAATAGAAATGTGCAATACCTACGATCTCCACCAAGCACTAAAGAACTTGGATCATCTTGTAATTTTTTAACTTGTCGTGGATCAAGATAATGTTCAAACTGTTTTTTTATCTGTTGTCTTAGTTTGTATTGTTGCCTAAATCTAAGGTAAAAGGCTATAGATCCTGAAATAAATTCAGATATTAACGTCCAGGACACATCTATTAATAATCCCTTTTGTATTAGAAAGTAACCTGTTGTAGCGGTAATTATCATCAATACCGTGGCAACAGTTATACCCCAAGTAATACCTAATATGTGCAAAGCAAACCAAACTAATGCAACAAAAATAACTAACGAAAAAATTTCAACTGCAAGAGCGTAATCAGGTATATATGGACTATCTTGTATTAATATTGATTCTGCTAAAGCAGCTTGTATTTTGTGAGGTTCTAACAAACCTACAGGTGTGGCTATTTGTGGCATAACCCCATTAGCAGTGACACCTACAAATACAAACTTACCTTCAACATTCATTTCAGATAGTGTTGTTTGTGGTGTATCAACCCAACTAATCCATTTACGACCAAGGCTGTCTGTTTTGACTGGTGGTATACCTCTGATTGATATTTCTTCTATACCATTATCATTAGTCTTTATAATATAAGTTTTTACACCAAATAAAGCTTTATATATTTGTGTACCAAAACTAGGTATCCATTCGTTATTTGGTGTTTTTACTAAAAGAGGTATTCTGCGTACTAATTTATCAATATCAGTGGGAGCAATGGCTAACCCTTGAAG